AACGAATAATCACAACGCCAGAGCCGCCAGCGAAACCTGGGTCGCCACCCGCCGCGCCACCACCGCCGCCGCCGCCTGTATTCGCCGTCCCAGCCACAGCGGCAGAAGCCGCCCCGCCAGCACCGCCGCCACCACTGCCGCCTGTGCCACCGCTATACGGTGGATATGATCCTCCACCGCCGCCACCACCGTAAGTAACGGAGGGGCCGCTAAGAGTAGATGCAGTACCAGCACCGCCAGCTCCACCGCCGCCTGATCCATTACCATTGGCTCCAACAGCAGAAGCACCACCGCCGCCGCCGCCGGAGTTCGTCGTTACAAGCGTCCCACCGTTTCCACCAGTGCTGCCTTGAGACGGAGACGTAGATGGAGTGTTGCCAGCAGCACCCGTAGAAATCCCAGGTGTTCCAGGTTGCCCAGCATTAGAAGTTCCACCACCCCCGGAGCCTCCGGTTTCTGGCCCAGAACCATTATACCCACCACCGCGACCACCGCCATTAGACGTAATTGTAGAAAATATAGAACTAGTCCCGCTTGTTGCTGATGCACCACCAGCACCAATGGTCACGGTGTACGAAGTACCAGCCGTTACAGCTAAGCCTGTGCCAGTACGGAACCCACCAGCACCACCACCACCACCAGCATTAGTACCGCCACCACCACCACCAGCGACGACGAGGTGTTCAATTGACGGCGGCGGGTTGCCAAAGCTCCGCATATTCATAAATAATGCTTGAAGTGCGCCGCTCATTAGGTGAGGCCCGATCCAGAGATCAGCCACGTTGTCGATGTCATCTTGACCGCCGTGGCAGAGCCATATTGCGCCAAGCTCCGCGATCCAGTCGTTCCCGCCGAGGACAAATACATCGTGTCTGTTGTGATCGCTATCGTCACCACCGCAGCAGTCATGTTGATAAACGTAAGCGCCGTTCCGATTGGGTAAGCCACAGAACTGTTTGCGGGGATGGTGTACGTCCTCGCGTTGGCGTCTCCTGATGGATGGAAGATGTGCTTTCCAGCATCAGCTAAAACCAGCGTGTAGGCTGCGCTCTGACTGTTTTGCGGGATGTTCTTAAAGCCAACCTGATCCGTGCCGTCAGCGGTGCAAGACGATAAGTTGCCTGATGCTGGCGTTCCGAGAGCAGGAGTGGTCAGCGTGGGCGAAGTCAGCGTCTTATTGGTCAGCGTCTCGGTGCCAGCAAGCGTTGCCAGCGTTCCCGTTGTCGGAAGCGTTACACCCGTTGCAGCGGTGACGGTAAGCGTTGTCGCGTAAGCGCCTGAGATCGTCAGCGTAGATGCCGCGTTGTTGGCAACGCCTGTGCCGCCGTTGGCTGGTGCGAGCGTACCGGCAAGCGTGATCGTGCCGCTGCCGGTGATAGGCCCACCACTCGTCGTAAGGCCCGTAGTGCCACCAGAAACAGCAACGCTGGTAACTGTGCCACTTGTAGCCGGGGAGGCCCAGCTTGGCGCTCCACCGGTCGTCGCAGTCAGCACCTGGCCCGTAGTGCCGTTGGCTGTGGCAACAGGAGGGGCACCCGCACCGCCGCCGTACACAACGCCGTACTGCGTGAGTGCGGCTGACGTTGCCCAGGTCGATGCGCTGCTAAAGTAAGGTATGCCGCCGCTGGTGCCAGCTACAGTCAGCGCCAGAGTGCCAGAGGTCGTGATAGGCGAACCGCCGACTGAGATCAGGCCACCCGTGAACGACTGCGCGACACTGGTGACGGTGCCTGATCCAGAACTGTCTGTCCCCCATGCTGGCACACCCGCCGCGACCTTCAGCACCTGGCCCGTCGTACCAACCGCCAGCTTCGAGAGCGTGTTAGCACCGCTGGCATAAAGTAGATCGCCGGCAGCGTAAGTTGTCTGCCCCGTACCGCCCTGGTCATACGCCAGAGTGCCGGTGCTTACCAAGCCTTTGGACGCATCCGTGAAAACAGGCTTGCTGGCAGTCAGGCTGGATAAAACTGGCTGCGCCGTAAGAGTAGCCACGCCAGTGATCGTCGTCGCGGGGGTGATTGTGACCGCGCCGGTAGAGACGGAGCCAATGCCAATAGTGCCAGAACCTTTGGCGTTGACAGTCAAACTAGCGTTTGAACCCGAATCCGTAACAACAACAGCAACCGTGCCAGCCGTTGCTGCGCCCGTAATTTTAAGACCCGCGACCTGTGATGCAGTAGACGAATCAACCGTAAATGCTGGATTGGTAGCGCCAGTAAGGCCAACAGCTAATGACGTTGCAGACGCAGACGTAAACGTGCCAGCGCCACTAGCCGCAAACGTACCCGCAACCGTCGTGTTGCCAGACGCCGCCGCGACGGTGAACTTGTTAGTCGCAACGCTGAAATTGCCGATTACGTTAAGTGCGCCCTCGAAGCTGACGCCACCTTGCACTGTAAGGTCGATGCCAGTCGGGATAAGCAAGCCGTTATCTGTGAACTGCAACACCCTGATGCCAAGAACGCTGGCCCAATACTCACCCGGCCCCGCCCAATAAAAGCCGCTACTTGTTTCAGAAACCCAGCCAATGCCGGGTACAGCCTGAGTACCGTCCACAAAGCGCAGCGGCGCGTTCATGCCACCATCGCCCTCGCGGCTTAGGCTGTTCGTAATCTCATTGCCCAAGTCCTCCATCGTGTCATTACCCCAAGCAGCGGTAATGGTCGTGTTGGTTACGACGGGGTTGCCGGCGGGTAGCGTGTACGTTCCTGCTCCGTTACGAGGCATGGTGAGTTCCTATTCGTTCATCGAGGTAGTTGCCGCTGCAGCGGTAGCTTTAATTGCCTTGGTGGTAATTTCTCCCTGCGCTTGGAGAACTTTAAGACGTTTCAAAAACGCTATTGATTGGCTTGGGTTCATATTGGTCAGAATGCCCGCTATCTCTGCGCGGGTTTCTTTTCCAAAAAAGCCCTTCATGGCGTTCCAAGTGCCGGTTGCGCCAGCAACCGTTACAGCTTGTGCGCCGCCGGGAGCAGCCGCCGCCATGTCACCAATTATGTTAGAGCCAGCTTCAGCAAGTTTATCTGCTGTATTAGAACCGCCGCGAACGTAGTTGCTTGTATTGGACATCTGGTTTTCCAGAGCAAGTCTCTCGTTCATTCTTTCGCGTCTGTTTGCGTTTGGAACGGCAGCGTCAAGCTGCGCTCTTGCATTTATGCTTCCCGCAATCGGAGCCACTCTGTTTGGATTTGAAGTTTGATCGTTAGGGGACTGAACCCTCTGCCTGAGAGCCTCAACCTGACCACGACGAAGGTTTTTCAAATTCTCAGGAAGGATCGCCTCTGGCATTGTTTCAATGTCTCTTAGCGTTTCAAAATCACCCTTGGTTCTGAATTGCTCAATGCCCGCGTCAAATGCGCCTTTTTGCTGCATAGGACGTTCGTAAAGCCCGCGTGCTATTCTATAAATGTCACCGCCGGCAGAAGCATCAGCGCCGCGTAGAAGATTATTCACAACACTCTGCGCCCGTTCAACTTCTGTTTGGGTCTGTGCTGGTATTGGATCAGTTGGTCGAGAGCCAAAACGCCTGTTTGCGCCAATGGTTTCACCAACAATCCTTTTTACAGTGTCTAATTCTTCAAATGTAGGGTTTCTGGCAAGAGTGCCGTCAGCATTATAAAGAGGAGACACAGGCCGACCTATATCACTAGCGGCCCTCTCCTCGGCTTGAATAATGCGCTGAACAGCCGGCGTTTGCATTTGCGCTCTAACGTCAGCGTTGCTGATGCTTGGCAAGCCAGGAAGCTGTTCATAATATGGACGAGAATCTGTTCGAGCTTGCTCACGAAACCTATCGCTCACAGCAGCCGGGTTGCCCGTCGATCTAGCACCAACACCGCGCTCCACCGCATTAATCACCCGCCCAGCCCCGCCCCTGGCTCTTTCCTCAAGCGTCTCATCCACTATTGCGCTGCCGGGGCCAGTTTTGGTTCTTATTGCTCTGGTCAAACGCTGTATTGGCTGTCCACCAACATCAGCAATCGTAAGCGGAACATTAAGTTGCTGCGCCCGCGCAATGGCTGCAATGGCCTGGTCTTGGGTGATGTTGCCGTCGTACATCGCTTGCATGATCTGCGCTTCTGCCGCCGTTGCCGGCGCGGGAGGGGGTGTGCTAGGTGCGCGTGGCGTTCTCGTAGATGGACCGCCGCCCGTATTTACAGAGCCAGTTGTTGGGTCATTTCCTGGGCCAGCTAAGTATTGTTCGATGTCGTTTAGTTCTTCACGCGCATAATGTTGGATGTCGTCTAGCTTTCCGCGCCCGTAACTCATGGCTTTTGGCAGCAAAATACTGGCACCTCCGATGGTGCCGCCCAAGCCAGAACCGACAACCGTGCCCTGTGCCGCTCCGTAGCCCCTCTGGCCTGGGTTCGCAGAGGCATAGCCTTCTACTGCACCTGGGACGAGGCCGGCTTTCGCGCCTTCGCGCATCCCCTGCCGTATCGTATTTGCTGCCGCAACCTTGCCGGCGCCGCCCACGCCGTAAAAAGCGTCCATGACTAGAGGCAGCGCCCTAGCAGTGGTCGCCGCGGGCAGGACCATAGACGCGCCACCCGTGAGAGGCGCCGCGCCCAGGCCACCTACATACGACATAACGACAGGAGTAACCGCGCCCAGAGATGCCGCCATACCAGCCTTAAATGGATTCGCGGCAGCGTACTTTTCTCGCCGCTTTCTCTGCCGCTCCATCGAGGCATCGTAATCGCCGCTCTTGCCAGTAAGGCGCTCTAAACCTGCTGTTGCCTCGTCAATTGAGCCAAGACTAATGCCTTGTCCAAATTGATCCGTCAGCCCTTCAAAATGACCAACGGGCGCATTTTCAGCAGCCTGTCTTGCTATTTCGTTGTCTAGTATTTTTTGTTGTGCTGGCGTCATTGAGGGCTTCCAGCAGCAGTGAACTCATCTTTTTGCGCTTGAGACATTCCATCCCATGTGACCTGTGGGAAGCCTTTAGGGGCTTGATGATTAGTTCCTTTAGCCGGTCCACCCCAGTTTCTGTACATAGGTCCAGATTGGACAGCCAGATCGTTCATTGTTTTTTCAAGATGTTGCATTTTTCTATTGCTATCTTCTTTAGATTCTCCGGGCCACGGTAGCCATGTTGGCCCGTATTCTTTCCACTCATCATCTGTAATTGCTCCACCAGATTGACCGCGCAAGACGTACTGAAGCGCCTTTCTAGCAGCGGTCAAGAACAGCCGCCCTTGTTCAGAGGATTGGCTGCGCGGATAAACAATACCAGCCATCCCAGGTAGCCCACCCATCGATGGACCAGATGCTATAAAGTCATTCATGTTTGGGACGTAACCGTTACTCAAAACATCTTTCATATCCGGCAAAACTGAATAAAGCCCTGATGCCTGACCGTAGGCTTTGCTTTGTGATTCTGTAAGTTTTGGCAAATTTTTAGGTAGTGTAAACCCAGGTGCTGCTGGTTCTTTAGCAACAGATACGTCTGGTGAAGAAGGCTCGACCTTTCTCTCGCCTGTCGCACTGCTATACAGATATTCTTCCCCAGTAGTGGGATCTGTTCTTACGACCCAAGTTCCCAATTTTGGTTTTAGCGCGGTGGCATCAGCGGCAGCATCCCGTGTGCGCCTGTAAGCTCTGTCGTCTTCATTTAAGCCAATCTGATAATCTCTATCAGCCCGCTGCTCGTCGCGGTTTGCGTCCTGGGCATACTTCTCTCCCAGCCTAAGCTGAAGCTCTGCCTGTTTCATTCTGTCAGCGCCGACATCTCTGATAACAGTGCCATCAGGCCCAATCGTCACGTTGCCTACTCGCGTGGGTTCACGCCCAGCCATTGCCCTCTTCAGATAGCTCTCCTGCATGCCGGCAAACTTAGGCCCAGCGTACTGAGCCGCAATTGCCAGTCGATCATCCATGTTGGCTTGCTCTGATCTTGCCAGGGCTTGCATTTGAGCCTGTGAGTAATCGTCTTTTGCTCCAGCAAGTTCCATGTATCGCTCAAAAGCAGCGTCAGCGTTCTTCTGAGACAATGTCCCGCCCGCGCTTTGCTTGCGCGTCTTGGGAAGGTAACTAGGCTGCAGTGACCCATACGTTGACGGATCAAAAGCGTCGTCGTTTGGGTCGTAAACTGCCATCACACTTCGCCTTCGTGACGCTTTTTGCGCGGGTCAAAGCCTTGCGGGAAACTGCCATAAGGATCAGAACTTTGATCCCTAAATCCAGCAACAGTCTCCGCTCTTTTTCCTGCGATTCCCAATCTGCCAGCTTTGGTCTCTTCATTGCCCTTGCGGGCCATGTACGCATTTCCAAGTTGCGCCGCATACTGCGTAATCGACGGCGCAACAAACGTATTACCAACCATACGCCCCTGCTGCTGCTCCATGCCCTTATCGCGCAGAGTATCAATCTGAGCCTGTTTGCGCTGCAGTTCTTCTTCTTCGGGATCAAGCGATCCCATCTCAACCATATAGTTGAATTTCTGATTGCTCAGACGCTTGTTCTCTTCGTCCTGCTTGGCTTGACGTTGGCGAAAATAAAGCTCTTCTTCGGTCATTACAAAGCTCCGTAATTCACTGTCAGGTAGCCGCTAGTATGGGCGCGCACTAGGTCAGGCCTGATGCGCTGTAGTTCCTGTGCGATCACGCCGCGCTCGCGGTGACCAAATATATCGTATTCGTACACATTTACGCCAACAGAATGAGCGCCGACACGCCTGATGTTGCTCTTAAGTCTAATGTCGGAAAACTTAAATCCGCCGGCTAATGCGCCAGACTCCAAACTGGTAAGACCGCCAAAGACGTTGCTGATCCCAGCGTTCTTCGCGTTAGCGGCATCGAGCGCCGCACCGTACTGGCTCTGCGCTGCGCCAAGCAGGTTCGGCGTCTGCGAGATGCCAGCGGTGTTGAACTGCGGCATGTTGGGCATATTGACTTGCTGGCCTGACATGAGCGCGTTCATCTCGTTCAGCGACATGCCGCGCCGCTGTGCCTGTTCTGCGATAGCCTGTTGGCGCAGCGTGTTCTGCTGGTTGGCATAGCTCTGGTTCAGCCCAAACTGCTGGCCCTGGGCGGCGTTCATGGCGTTCATCGCGTTGATGTCGAGGCCTTGGGCCTGACCAAGCGCCTGGTTGTTGAAGTTGCCCTGCGACATAGCCTCGCTGATGCCCTGCTGACGAGCACCCATCTGTGAGCCGTACATGCGCTGGGCTTCGTTGCCGGCAGTGTCAAAGGCGTTGTAACGCTCTGCCGCCTGGCGCTGTGCAAGCTCGTCCAGACCGCGCTTATAGCCCTCGCTGCCCAGCTTAAAGCCCTGGTTGGATAGCTGCGTCTGAAGCTGCCGGTTCTGGTAATCCTGCACTGGCATCATGCGTTCCATGAGGCTCTGCGCCACCCTGTCGCGGTAGCCTGTGTCGTAGGTCGGAGCAGCCGGCGCCCCGCCAAAGTTAAAGCTGGTGTTAAGGCCAGGCGCATAATCGGCAACATTTGTTTTGATTTCGCCAGCTTGACCGCCAGAGGTCATCGCGGGGAGGTTTTGGTAATCAAATGGCTGGCTGTACTCGGAGCCAACACGATTCATAAAGCTGTTGGCAAGTTGGCTGCGCTGGTTCTGAGAAGAAATCTGGGCGTCGAGCGCAGTTTGAAGCTCTGGAGCTACAGTGTTCTGCTGCGTCCAGCTTGTAACATTCTGCCCCGTTGACGGGTCTTTTATTGCCGCCGTATCCCAAGACTGACTGCCAAACGGCGTGTTAATCGTCGGGCGATTGGCAAAGTTCTGCGTTGTCAAATTCTCTTTTGACGCGGCGGCTTGTGCGTTGGCCGCTCCGGTATAATCAGGCGCAGCGGGAGTAGATTTGCCCATCGGGTATCTCCAAATACTTGCAATTCTCGGGACGCATCTCGAAGGCAATCAAAGCGCCGGTAGGATGTGCGCCCTCAATCCGCGCTATTTCTGTCCAGCCAATGCGCCGCGTAAATCTAAGAGACTTCTCGTTTCCGCTCTCGATCATGCAAAGCAAGACCTTAACTTTTGCAACATTAAACACATAGTCAAACACGCACCTCAGAAACTCTCGCGTAAGCCATATGCCTTCGCCGGCAACGTGAAGCTGGCATGAAGCGCCGTTCCAGTTATCAAGCCCAACGACGCCGCGAATTTTTGCGTTAGGCGTAACATTAGCAAGGCATCTCAAGTTCCGCGTTGGCGCGTATTCAATTCTCTCACACAGCCAGCGTTCAAAAACATCATGGGGTCCAAACTGGATCAATACATATCCGGTAGAGTAAAGTTGTATTGGCCCAAATCTTGGTACTGATTGTAATCTGACTCCACAGGCTTCGGTGCTGGTTGCGGATTAGGCGTTGGTTGTAAATATTGCGAGTAGTCGGGGCCGTAGACATGCTCTCCAGTGAACGGGTCAATGTACAAAAGCACCTGTCCACCTGATTCTGGGATCGGCGTGACAGGCAACGCGCTTTCAGTGCCACCGCCAGTACCACCTCCAGTACCGCCACCAGTACCGCCACCAGTACCGCCACCAGTACCGCCACCAGTGCCGCCAGTACCGCCACTGCCGCCAGTACCGCCACCAGTGCCGCCACTGCCGCCAGTACCGCCACTGCCGCCAGTACCGCCACTGCCGCCAGTACCGCCACTGCTGCCGCCACCACTACCACCGCCATTGCCGCCAGACGGCGTTCCAGGCGTCTTTGTAAAAGGCACTACTTTTGTGTTCTGCATCCACGGAAAACTCAGCGCGATAGGCCCACTTGCCTGTTTTGCGGGAGCAGGAGAATTAGCGCGTAATGCCGCAATAATTGGATTTACAGCCATTACATTATGCCTCCCGGTTCATACAAGACATGGTAGGAGGACAGCGTAGTTGAACCGCCTACGCCCTTAACGCGCATACGCACTGCGCCAAAATAACCAAGTCCAGAAACGCCAAACCAGCTTTCGTAGGTGTTGGAAACGCCAGACCATTTGGCAATTCCCCAAACGGCTGTATCCCATTCAGAAAAAGTAGTTCCGCTAAATGACGGCGTTCCAGCTACGCTAGTAAAACTGTACTGCGTGTTCATACGCAGCTTTACGCCAGGTGCTTGCTCTGTGATAAAAACAGGCCGCACCATCGTAAACTTTTTAAGGCGACCAGGCATTTCAAAGGCATTAAACGCGCCTTGAATGTTGCCGGCGACGGCATCACCGCCGAGAAGGTCCAGCTTCAACCCGTCTTCTTCGCCAAACAAACCTTTGGCAATACCTTTGTCATCAGTTGCAAAATATAGCTGCCCGTTAAGAAGCGCGGTGCAGACCATTGGCATACCGCTAAACGTACACCAAGCGCCTGTGTTTACATTCATTGCGTATTGAACATAAATGCCGTTTTGCGGCGGCAGCTTAATAATCAACACATCCGAGTTCGGCACGATGATAACGTCCCATGACGCATCATTGCGATATTTGACAATTATTGGAGACAGCACATTCTGTATCTTAGACGAAGGCCCAGGCTGTATTTCGCTGAACTGACCGTTTACCAAACGAGACATTGGCACCAGGCCAAGCTCAGACAAGATCATCACATCGCCGCCGTATGCGGTAAAGAAGCGGCCTATAGCCGGGACAGGCCCAACGTACCAGACGCCCTTTAGGCCAAAGGTGGCAGCAGACGTTGGATCGGTTCCCGCCCAGACGCCAACATCGCCCTCGGTGCCAACCACGACAAGATAGTCGTCTACACCAAAGCCGCTATCTAGCGTCCAGTTGATAAGGCCGCGAACAGAGCCGCCGTTCCTTAACAGCGAACCCATCTCGAATGCCACAGCAACGCCGTCAATTGCGTCAATGTCTTCGAGATACCAGACCGTTGAGGTCTTGTTTTCGGTAAACCAGACGCGGTTTTTCCAGACGGCTACAGATAACAAGTCAGTTGGCAAATTGGTGGGCGTTGTTTGTGTCCAGCCGGTAGCTGCCTCGTATACCCAATAGCCAGCGCCGGGAGACACAGCCAGCAGCACTACTTCGCCGCTGGCGAGCGCAAACTGTGTTGTACTCCAGATGCCGTCTGTTGATCCCGTTGCGGATTGGTCTTCAACAGCATCTTCACCCGTAACGTCCCAGATGCTGCCGCCAGATGCCGCAAATAGCCTGTTATCCGCGCTGTCGGCAGCGTTGTAGCTAAAGAGCGATGTAACGGGATCGGTGAGGCTGTTGCAACTGAAGCTCCAGCCTTTACGCAGCAAGCAGCCTGTGCGCTGTGGTATGAAGTTGTCCATCACCATCGCGTCGGTAGGCGGCATCTCGCTGATGGGATCGCGGAAGTTCAGACCACCCACGGGCGCGGGGATGCTTGTCAGCATCGAGACTTGCGCTGCTGCTGAGAGCCTTGGGCTTTTGTAGGGTTTTAATGCAACTAAGGGCATTACGAACCAAAGCCAGTATCAGGCGTGTTGTAGAGCGCGTTGAGGTACGGGAAGCCGTAAGAGCGCACCATGTTCAAGACAGGTGAGCCTTTTTCCTGGCCTTTACGGTTCTCAAAGTTCACATGGAAATCGCGCATCGCGGCGGCTGAATCTAGACCCTTCATCTCAAGCCACTTTGCCCGCGTGTAGAGCGTGACCAAAAAGCTGTCGAGAAGAATGGTGTCGCCGTTTTTAGTAGCGCGGTTCTTGTAAAGTGTTGGGTTGTCCTGATCTATCACCCAGGCCAGCGACTGATACATAAACGTGAGCGTCTGCGCTTCAGTCGGCGGGGCCAGGATATAGAGAGAGTTGTCGCGCACCTGCCAGTAGAAGGACATCGTTGGCAGGACGGTCCTGACCAACAAGTTCTGCCACATCTGCGGGCTGATAGGGCCAATCGCGGGCCACTGGTTAGTGCTGTTCCATTGCGTCTGGTCAATCCACTCGTAGAAATCTTCTGGCAGATCGAATGCTTGTTCTGTCTGGCCGGGAGTGTCGGCGGCAATAGAAATCTCGTAGGTGCGCGTGAGTTCCTGCCAATCGTACAGGCCCAATAGCTCCGTAGCCGACATATTGACGGCTTGAACCATCTGCTGAACGGAAGGATCGGAATCGCCGGCTGGGTCAGTTGGCGTCGGATAGCTCACCATCTGAGCGACGTTTTGAACAATCGCTAGTAGCGTTGCATCTTCAATAATCTGAAAAGACATCTAACCCAGCCTTTATTTAGATTTTGGCTTTAGTCATCATCTTGTTTAGTGCCTCGATCTGAGACTGCATTTCCTCAATCTTGGCATCGCGTTCTTTAAGCTCGTTGTTCATGCGCTCAAACGGAGCGTTGCCTTTGGCAATCTCCAAAAAAGCATTGGCAGAGCGTTTGTCATCTTGAAAGCCAAAGAACTTCTGGCCCACGCTGTCAGACGCAGCGGCAAGCTGCTCGACGGTGTGAATGGCGAAGTATTTGTATTCTTCAATTTTGCTTGGCGTCATCTTGGGCAGCGAGGAGATCGGCGTACCTTCCTGCACAACACCAGCGTTGGCTTTCCAGTTGGCATATTTTGCCGCAAAGCGCGTTGCGTCATAAGCCTGGACCGGGCGCTCTACAATGCTCGCCTTGTCGCCGGGGACGATGATCGTGATGTAGTCGATCTCTTTGTAGATGGCGCGACCAGCGATGTCTGACTCAGCCGGCTGAATCTTTGGGCGGCGGCTGAACTGTACATGCAGCTTGTCGTCGTTCTGAAATCTGTTTGAGTTGTCATCAACGGCATCAGATACGTTATTCCAATCTGTAGGGGCAGTGGCTGTGGCGGTATTCATTTTTATGTCCTTTTGTTATTTGTAGTAAACAGCGCGGAGACATTGCCCCGCGCTGTTTTTAGCAATTACAGAGTTTCGGAAACTGACGGGTACGAGAACACAGCGTCAGCGTTCGTCGCGGCAGAGCCGCCAGTCGCGGTCAGAATAACAATGCCGGTGATGGCTTCTGAAGAAGCAGTGCCATCGTCATCAAGAGCGCCGCCAGTAGCAGTCGAGTTCAGACGGGTGCCTTTAGCAGCAGAGGCCAAAGTACGAATGCTGCCTTTGCCGTAAATCTGGAACCAGCCGTACTCGTTATCCGCAAGCGCGGCCTGGGCAGCAGCAAAGCGAGTGCCGTAGCCGGCAGTGCCTGGAGCAGTCTGCGTAACAGTCGCCATGATGAAGTCGAAACCAGTCAGTTCGACAACGCCGTAGCCGGCACCAGTAATCGCGCCGTTTGCCTGACCATAGACGAACTCCTGATAACCCAAAGTCGGGCTGTCGTAGCCGCCAACGGTGCCAAGACGAAAATCAGGGGTGCCAGTTGCGGCAACAACCTGAGCAGCAGAAATACCAATCGTTGCTTGAGCCATTTTGATCTCTCCTAGTTAAAAAATGCCTTGGCGGTCATGGGACTCACCAAGCCCGCCAAGGCGAGGTGAGCCACCACGGCTACTTAGGCTTGAATGCGACCCTGGAACTGAGCGCCAGAGCTAGTGAGGTTGCCCGCCCAGCCAAGGATTTGGACTTCCGCGTCTTGGTTGACCGAGTAACGCTTGTTCGGGCTGAGAGCGACCATGTTCCTGTCCTTGTGCGGGCGCAGGAAAATGTATTTGGTGTTCAGCGAGAACATCAGCGAGGAGCCGATGTAGCCGCCGATGCCGCCGTCAAGAACAACGTCTGCATCCATGAATTTAATCGTCGGGAAACCAAGCGAACCAGTTTCAGGCGTCGTAAAACGCTGAATGGCCTGGAGCGAGGTCATGAAGTAGGTCCAGTAAATGCTATCCGAGACAATCAAGTCAGGGCGATCAGAACCACGAACCTGGCTGGACCACATGGAGTTCATCGCGGCCTGGATGGTTGTCGCAGACGGAGTGACTGACGCGGCGCTGAAGTCATAAAGCTGCGAACGCCAGAACGCCCAAGTGGCGCGGTTGATGCCGCCGTAGGTGCCGGTGGTCGGGTCAGAAGGCACAGCGGCGTTCAAGCCGGTGACTTCCTTACCGCCAGTGCCGGTGCCGTCGGAGTAGATCGACTGCGCCAGGAGGTTCGACATCGTGCTTTCGGCTACGTTGATGCGGCCTTCGAGCAAGTCGATGAACGCTTCTTTGCCGCTGTTTTGCAGCATTTCAAGGCCAGAGATCACGACAGGGCAAGCAAGCTGCTTAATGTTGAACTCAGCCGCGCTGATGACATCAGCCGCCGCAACGGGCAGCAAGTCATAGCCGCTGTAGAACGCGCCGTTGGCGTTCTGCGCGTAGCTCAGTTCCTGCAAGATGACGTTACCGCCCGAGATGGGCTTGATGTTGCCGCGCATGTTGAGCTTGGCAAGCAGGGCGTTGTTCTTGGTCACGTTGTCGGCAATAGCGCGACTACGAGACTGAATCGTGGTTGCCACAATGTCAGTGGTATTCGGGAAAGCCATTTTAATTCTCCATGAGGTAAGGGTTCACGAAACATGCTTGTTCCGCGTGACACACGTTGTTCCTTGCAGCGGAACTAATGTGGTCGCCTCATGTTCGAGCTAGGCTCGATGGCACAGTGACCGCGACGATACAACGGTGGGAGCCTTGGCTCTCCGTGGCGTTATTCGCTGCACGTTCTTACGACACAATTTTAATCGTTAACAGACTTGGCTGGTGGTGTTTACTTAACGCCGCGTTCCGCAAGGGATGGTGCTTCGTTTAGCAAACGTCCAGCTTTACCCAAAAACAACCTCAAAAGTGCCGTAAGCTATTATAGCACACTTAACATCAACGACTATGGCTAGCAATAGCCGCTTCAATAGCACTTCTAACGTCAATAGCGCCCTGCTGGGGCGCTCCCATTGCCGGTGCGCCACTGACGCTAACAGCCGCTGACCTAGCCTTCTGTGCAGCGCCTGTGAGCTTCTGTGCGCCTTGTGCCTTCTGGCGCGATCCTAAGACGCTGCGAACATGCTCATTGCCGGCGCAAGCCTGGCGGTAGGCGTCATTCAACGACAGATCGCGGCCCCGGCGCTGGGCCATTTCCATCAGATCAGCCATATCCTCGCGCACATCTTCGGCAAACTCAGCTTTCTCCATGAAATCCAGCACTTCGCCCTCGGCTTGCCGGGTTATGTTCTGCTGCGCTTGCGCCTGTGCGTTCTGGTGCTGGCTCATAAACTGCTGAATCGGAGCCAGTTGCTGCTGCATAGCCATTTGTAGCTGCTGCTGCTGTGCGTCAACGCGGGGTATTTCGCCCACCAAGGCGCTGTCTAGCTGCTCAATGAAGCTCTGCCCAAAGCGCCCGACGCCGAACTGCTTAACCAGGCCAGACACCAACTGCGCTATATCCTGCGAAGAACCCGTCCTTAAACGGGCGGCGGTGGACATCAAGTTATCAATTGCCTGGAGCGGGTTGCTGTTCTCGGCTTTGATGAACATCTGGTATGGCGCGATTGTGCGCTCGATCTGCTCTGCGTACTTGCGGGCCTCGGCAGTCTCTTTCAGCGTGGTCTGCACTTCGCGTTCGCGGCGAGCTACCTCTGTGCGAACAGACTCAGGCAACGCAGCCCAATGCTCGCGTGTCTCGGGGTGCCAGGAGGCCGGGGCGCGGCTGTCGGCTTTGGGCGAAGACTTAGGCCCAGGCTGGATGCCGGTGGCTTCGTCAGTCTTGGCTTCGAGCGTCTTGGCTTCGGTGGGCTTGGCTTCGGTAGAGCGTAATTGCGGGCGCTCTGGCTGCGTTTCTTCTTTCTCAGCGGGTTCTGGTGCCGGCGTATTGTCTACTACCGTCTCAACGGCATCATCTTCTTCTGGCATCGCGGCTTCAATTGACTCGCGGAGTGATGGTTCATTTTCCATTGTTTTGACTTTCTAGCTGGTGGATGGCTCTGCGAATGTCGTCTTTTGTGACTGTGCCGCCGTTTGCTTTGTAGTGTTCTCGTTCTTTTGCTGCGGCTTTCCATTCGTTCGTATAGTCGTCGCTGGTCGTTAGGTTATTGTCTTTCATGTATTGGCGGTGCTTCTTGCGGCTGCTTATGTCTTTGCCGTCAGTCGTTCTTGCGCCGTCGTAGTGCGCATCGTTCCAAAGTGCGCGGTCTGAGTTTGTGCGTTTTGCTTTGCGTTCCGTGGTGATCTCTATGACCTTTTTGGTCTTTTCGTCGTATTTGTAGCGCGGCATTGCTTTATCTTTCTTTCTTCTCGCCTTTTGTACGAACTTCCTCGGCCTTCTTGCCTAAGACCATCTTTGCGCCTTTCTCTTCGGCGGCTTCGTATTCTGGGCTTTCGTAATGGTGGCCCTCTGGCTCTTCCATCTCGCCCATGTCTTCCATGTCGGGTTCTTTGTAGTCGTTGGGCATACGCCCGATCTGGCGCAGGATTTCAGCGTAAATCTGCATCTTGGCTTGCATGACTATTGTCCTGTGATGGGGGGAAGACCGGGATTGGGCTGCATTGCTTGGCGCATCATCGCGTTCCTCTGCAAGACCTTGCCCTGCGTATCGACGTTTGTGCCTGGCGCGTTAGCCTGACGCTCTGCGGCCTGTGCCTTCTTGTTCTCGACCTCGGCAATCTGCATGGGGTTTGGCGGCGGCGGCTGCATACCGGCTTGCTGCATCTGTGCAATGGCTTGATCGAGGACGCCCTCGATGTCAGTCGAGACGCGGAACTTGCTGACAGACCACTGCAACAGTTTCAGCATGTAAGGCACCGCTTGCGGCATCATCTGACCAAGTGGCGCGACTTGGCTGACAAACGCGCCCAGGCCAGACAGGAACTGCGTGGCACTGTCGCGCTCGGCAGACCAGTCCATCGCAGCCATGCTGTCGGCTTCGACGTTTACACGGTACTCAGCCAGGTTTTCGTCTTTGATAAGCTGAATAGCCTGTTCGGCATATTGAGCATCTGCCGTACGCATGATGTTTGAGCGCGTGGCAATGGTCTCAGGCTGGAAATGCTTTGAGATGATCTCAGCTTTTATGCGCAGTAGGTTAGTGATCCATTCGGCAATGTAGAACTGGTTTAGCTGGATGCGGGTCGAACCAAACTGCGCCTTGATCTGCTGCGCGGTGGCGGTTTCTGACGCCTTCGATGAGCCGCGCATGATGTCGGAGATGCCTAAGACCTCGTATATCTGCTGCGTCTTGTCGGCGCGGTATTGGCGCAGGTGATCGATGGCGTTGACCACTTGCTCGATCGGCACCCAGTCCACTTTGCCTTTAACGCCGCCGGCCTCAGAGAACATGGCCCAGTTGTCTACAGGAATAAGCTGGTTTTCTGCCGCTTGTGAGAACATACGCTGGATGCCCTCGGCGTTTCTGTCGTAGACGCCTACGACCTTGGCTGCGCGGGTCAGCCAGGTGATGCGGGTGTTAATCTCGTCAAGCTCGTTAAACTGATCCTGCGCAAAAATGTAATCGGGGCGCGGGAGGAAGTTGCTCGAGGTAAGGTTTGCCGCCAGCGGCTTGGGGCAGGGGAAAAAGCCGTCTAGTTGCAGCGGGTCTTCCTTGTAGTCGAGGATAACATCAGAGCCTTTTGCCATCCAATAGACCATCTTGCTGGTCTTATCCCAAATCTCAAAGACTTCAGCCTTAGACCAGGGATCATACTTGGGGGCTTCGTTGTTTAGGCGCATATCCGAGGTGCCAGACTGCGTACCCAGCGCAACGGTCTTGCCGATCTCCTCGCCAAAGCGGGCAATAAGCTGATCGCGGGTCATAGCTACACGCCGCGCTACCCAGCGTACTTCGTCCCAAGTGCGTGCGGGCGAATAGAAGAAATCCTGCCAGTAGATGTAATCAAGCGGCGCATCTTCGTTGGTAATGCGCTCAAATGTCTCGCCCGTATCAACTTCCATGCCGGTCATGGGGTCGATGGTTGGGGGCATGGGTTCTTCTTGCGTCTCCACCTCGTATCTGAGCCAGCATTGGCCCATGCCGACAATCAGCCAGTCCTCGATGCCCTGACGTATTGAACTGTCCCAGTTGGAAATGTTGTCGTCGAACGATCTGTTAAGTAGGCGCTGCATGATAACGCCGGCAACGCGGGCCTGGTCGTCGTCTGCGTCCAAGAATGATCGCGCTACTGAGGCTTTTGGCGGGCGGGCGTAGAGAAGGCTAAGTAAGACCTTCATGCTTGACCAGAATAGGTTTACGCGGCTTTCGTCGCGTCCAAAGTCATCGCGCCGGTCTAGGTATCGCCTCGTAATCTTGATGGCGTCGTCGTGCCACTTCTTTAGCTCTTTCTTGGATGCCGTAATTTCGGTATCCCAGCGTTGGGCCATGCCAGCGGGCGTGTTGGCAAAGTCGCTGTTTGACTCAATCTTGTTTTGATTTTCCATTAGCCTAACCGCCCACCCTGTGTGTTCTGACAGTCCCAAATATCGTCAAGGGCAAAAGTGTAGTTTGCACCTTCGATTGCCAATTTAATCTTTTTTACGCCCTTTGGTGCCTGTTTAGCAACTGGCTGGGCGGCAATGGCTAAGTATCTGAACGCATCCGAGGCGTGGCTGTGCTGGTCGTGCTTTGGGCGGCTGCGGTAAGTCTGAGTGCGCTCATCCCACTCGCGCATGTAAGCTCTAAGATGCTCAACGCCGTCATAAGTGCCGGTTTCATCAAAGTAGCACTTGGGCAGAATCAGGCGGGCTGACTCGATGCCGTCTTGCAGCGACAAATCCGTTACTATTCGCGGGGTTATGCCAGCTTTTAGGAACTGCTCGATGATTGACTTGCCGGTCTGTAGTGACTTTGCTTTTGCGTCATGTGGTAGCCATACAGTGCCAACCTTGTACGGGCGGGACTTAATCCAGTCAATGTAGTGGGATATGGGCTGGTTATCGTTCTCGTAAAAGTCGGTGATCTTGTAGCCGTCTGGCGTTGTTTGCCAACCCCACCAACTGCAACTATCCGTAAACCCAAGGTCAGCGACCAGGTCTGTGGTGAACTCCTGGTCTGTGGGGAAGCTGCCTACGCGTTTGTCTTCGTAGGCTTGCCCGATCTGCTTGGCGAAATACGCGCCGGGGATGGCGGCGTCGAATGATATTTCATACTCCGTAAGATAGGTTTCTTCCGTCATCTGAGCGCGGGCGTCTCTTAGCTCGTCAGGGTGCAGGATGTCAGTCTTTGACGCAGGCAACTCCATCATCATGTGCGTGTCAGGGTTTAGTCGCGCCTCTTCGCGCATCTGCCAAAAGAAGTTCTTGCCGCTGGGAGTGCCGGCGAAGATTGCCCAACCACGGCGGTCTGACAGCGCGGGGCGTAGGACCGAGTACCAGGCGCTGGGGCGTATGTGGCCCACTTCGTCTAGCACTACGCCATCGAAGTACATGCCTCGATAATTATCGGGGAGATCAGCGCCGCCAACGTAGATCGTGGATTCGTTGCCGAAACCGTTTTTGATGGTGATCTTTAATTCAGATTCGTTCGGGGGCTTGGCTTGGAGCGGTTTGGTAAGCTCTTTGAGGTAGTTCCACGCGACTTTCTTGGCTTGCTCGCGGAAGGGCGCGAGGTAGGCAAACTGCGGCTTGGGCAAGTCGGATTCCATCGCGCCAATGACCAAGTCAGCGCACATCGCCACAGTCTTGCCGCAGCGCCTGTGAGCAATAACCACAGCCCAACGCTTCTTGCGCGTATGAAGCGGAAGAAAGACAGAACGCGGGATGTATTCATTTATGTCCATGTTTTGTGGGGTGTGCTTTTGCTATTTAAGTTGCTTTTGACGCTCTTCCATCAGCCTCAATCTGACGTTCATATCGTTCATCTGCGTGAATATTTCCTCACGCATCTTGTGCCGCGCATCAGCAGATAAAGGGCTGTCGGTAGGGATGCCTTGCGGTGTAATCAACATTGGCATCTGACCCTCAATCTTGGTCATGCGGATGCCCATGCCATTTACTTCGCCCAGCAGCCACGCAATTGACGCGACGACTACAGGGATAATCGCTTTAAGTATGTCGCCCCAGTTCACGGCGTCGGGCCACCAACAGGGTTAGCTGCGCCGGCAGGGCTTTGCGTCATAACTTCTGTGCCAGCGGGAACGGCTGTTCCTGTGGGGCTTTCGTTCATCGGGCCGTAGCAGTCGGCAAGCTTTGTGCCGTTGATGGGGTTGGGGCGTATTGTGCAGGGGAAGCTGAACATGTTTGACATGCCGCCAGTGGGCGTTGCGGTGGTGGTGAACTTCCTAAACGCGGCGGGCTGCGTTGACCAGGTCGGAGCTTGGGGGAATTGCTTGCGGGGCTGGAACAAGCTCCAGACCTTGCCGGGGGCTGGGGCGGCGCATGAATTGTTCATTAGCTCCATGTCGGCGAGCGCGGGGCCTTTGAGGACGGGGCAGACTGAAGTGCCAAGAGGAAACGTCTTGCCGTTGACGTTGATCGTCTGGCCTGGGACCGCAGTCGTGGGACTTGCGGCGCAAAGAGCGAACTCACCGTCGCAGACCTGAATGGTGGTCGCGTGGGCCAGGGGGGGCAGCAGCGCGACTAAGGCCGCGACGGTGAGCAAAGGGCGCATGTGAGTTCCTTTTTATGAAAAAAATAAAAACGGGATTGGCGATGGGGGGGAGGGGGTACCGGCACCGAGGCCCCCCGCCCTGCCGTTTTCGGGGGGGTGGGGGGTCTGTTTCGCCTGGGCAGGGCCGAGTGGCGGATACCCTCTCCGCCACACTCGGGCAGAAAGCCTAGGCTTATCAATGCCTTGCCAATGGCCCGTCACTCTAGCCCATCCCCCTGCCCATCCCCCGCGTCGGCGGGAGCGGGCGCGGGCTGATCGAGCGTGACATGAGCGCTGCCGGCGACGGCCCGCCCGGTGAGCCAGCCGAGGTTGATGGTGATCGGCGGCCCGCCGGCCTGGGCCTGGACGGGCGGCAATAGGCGGAGGACGCAGCCGGCGAACGTGGCGCGGTCAGAAGCTACGTCAGAGCGTGACAATTCTATGAGATATTCCGCAAAGCCGCCGGGCCGGCAGTCCACAGCCGCGTCATGTATAGCGCGTTTAATGTCTCGCGTTGTCAGAGCCTGTGCACCGGGAGGTTTGCCCAAAGGCGCGGGAATGACAAGCCGGTTCAGCCCCTCGGGGCGTCTGACTTTCCCGTTTCCGTTCGCTTGCGCCGTTTTCATGCCTAATATTTACTCATTAAAACTATTTTCCACAACCCCCATTTTCCCTCTTCACAGACGCAAGCGCCTTGCCCTATATATAATGCGCGACACAGAAACCACGCAAAAAGGATCAAACCATGCAAACCCGTGAAACATACCTTCAATCCGCCGTCGAGCGTTTCGCGCCTCTCTTCATCGCGCGGGGCTTCCCACTTCCCGCCGTTCGCGCCTCGGTCGGTATCCCTGCCGGCGGCAAAGGCGGCAAGTTTAAGCGGATCGGCGAATGCTGGTCAAACCTCGCCAGCGCCGACAACACCACCGAAATATTTATCTGCCCCAGCCAATCAAACGCCGTCGACGTTCTCGCCATCCTGCTCCACGAATTGATCCACGCCGCCGTCGGCCTGGAATGCGGTCACAAGGGCGCGTTTAAACGCGTTGCCCTTTCCCTCGGCCTCACCGGCAAGATGACCGCCACGGTCCCTGGCCCGGCCCTTATCAAAGACCTGCAAGCCCTTGCCGATAGCCTCGGCGAATACCCCCACGCGGCCTTGAACACGGCGCTGTCTGGTCGCAAGAAACAGGGCACCCGCATGATTAAGCTTACCTGCGATGATTGCGGCTGGTCATGCCGCACAGCTCAAAAAAATGTCGATGCCGGTCTCCCCACCTGCCATTGCGGCGGAAGCATTAACGCCGCGTAACCCGCCTTGAACCAGGAAAGATTGAAACAATGAACCATGCAACATTAGAACACTTTCGCTTTATCGCTGCCACGATGCAAACTGAGCCGCAAGACTGGCAATGGATCGGCCAACATATGTCGCAGCGCATGTTCGGCATAACCAAAGCTCGCGCTGAGGCGTATGCGGAGCGACATGGCGGAACAGCCAAGAAGATCGAAGCCTAACCTCCCTCCTCCCTCCCAAGCCCCAGGCCCGCCGGCCCCAGGCCCGCCGCACCAGGCCCGCCGGCAAGGTGCGCAAGGTGCATGGCCACAAGGTGCACGGCCCCAAGGTGCATATCCAAACGCTTCACCCTTGAGGCTTCCCCCCTACGGGGGGGGGAAGAAAGCCTCATTATTTGGGCACCGAAAAAACACTGCCTCAACGATTGAAGCGCCTCCATAAAAAACGGCGGAAACCCTAGCCTCCAAACCACTCACTCAGCCTCAACCGTTGAAGCGTTTTAAAAGTAACAGGCGCAAGCGTTGAAGCAAACTGCCTCAACGTCAAAACACGAAAACAGCCCAAAACGCACACTTACCCAGCAAAACCGGGCCTAAGTGTTGCTTCAACGTTTGCTTCAACGTGCCTCAACGTCTTGAAGCGTTTGCATCTAGCCCAACAAAACCGGCCCTAACTTGCACCCATTTCGATGCTTTCGACTACAAACTACCTCACCCAAAACACCCCCTCATTATCCCGCTTGACAGGCGCAAGCCGCTCAAATAATTTCCCCTCACTAACCCGACAAACCACACAAACAAAAGGCCCCGCCACCATGACCAAGACCACCCTCCACGCCCTCTTCGCCGCCGTCACCGACGCCCACAACGCAGCCACCCGCGTCCTCCAGGCCACCCAATGACCCGCACCATAAACGCCCGCTTCGCCGGCACTTGCTCTTGCTCACGCCAGTTCGCGCAAGGTGCGCGGATCACCCTCGACGAACACAAGCGCGTCATAAGCTGCTTCGACTGCACCACCGCCCGCAAAACCGAGACAATGCGCCGCCTCCAAGCCGCCATCGACCCCACCCTTGACGCAACCCGCTCGCCCCTCTAGCCTCTCAAACAACACAAAAAGGACACCACCACCATGAGCGCCTATCACAATGACCCCGCGATTAAATCGAAGCTGCTGGCTGATCTACAAGCCCACGCCGACGCCGATCGGCTGGTCAAAGGCCAATACTGGGAAAACGGAAAAGGCTGCGCTGTCGGCTGTACGCTGCAAAGCTTGGGTGCAACGAGCAACGCTGACGATCACGCAGAATACGAAACGCGCCTCGGCATCCCGCAAATGCTGGCGCGGTTGGAAGATACAATTTTTGAAGGCTTGCCGAACACCGACGCGATGCGCTGGCCTATGCGCTTTAGTGCAGCGATTACACCCGGCGCGGATTTGTCGCGTGTCGGTTGGCACTGGCTGCACTGGCTACTGACCGATGGCTTGCCGCGTGTAAACGATGCGGCAGTGACGGCAGCAATAAAACAATGCGCTGACGTACTGCTGCCGCTGATGCGCGGTGAGTCTGTTGATCGTGTGGCGGCTGATGCGGCTTATGCGGCTTATGCGGCTGGTGCGGCTGGTGCGGCGGCTTATGCGGCGGCTTATGCGGCTGGTGCGGCTGGTGCGGCGGCTTATGCGGCGGCTTATGCGGCGGCTTCTGCGGCTTATGCGGCGGCTGATGCGGCTTATGCGGCGGCTCATGCGGCGGATGATGCGGCTGGTGCGGCTTATGCGGCTGATGCGGCCTATGCGGCGGCTGGTAAGGCTGATGCGGCGGCTTATCAACGCCTGGCTAACAAATTAGTGCAGTTGCTGGAGGACGCGAAATGATCCGCCAGTACATCACCACAGCCATCGCAGCCATAGCCCTGGCGTTCTTGTTCTTCGCGCTC